TGAGAATCTGATAAACATATCATCTTGTGTCGATGTATCTCCGATAGTTGTTTCTGTTCCAAAAAATACTAAGTGACGATCCGGTGTAGATACCAACATGTGTCTCGATGCAGTTGGTGCACCAGATATAATTGTTGCTCTTGTAGATTCTGCATTAGATGCAGCAGAGTTCCATTCAAATACAGCGTTGTCATGAATTAAACAAATGGCTTTATCACCAAAATTATCTAGAGACCACATACCAGGTTCTAATACCAAGTCACCTGATGCTGCCTCACCCCATGCTACAAAGTCCGTGGTATTTGTTACAGTGTCTCCACCGTTATGTGCAGCAGCTGTCGTGCCTCTTACACCTCTTGTAACACCAGTAAGTTCACTGCCAGATATTCCTGTGTAAGATATCTCCTCATTGTTTATTTTAACAAAACTAGTTCCTGTTGTTGGAAACAAACTGGCATCTGTTAAAGTAATTCCTGATGTAGCAGAGTCGCTAATACCTGATGTTAGGGTTGTTGTTGCAACTCCGGTTGCTGTTCCTCCCCATGATCCAAGAGACCAACCAAAACCTTTTGCTTGCACTGCTGGTCCTACAGTATAGTAATGTTGTACCCTAATACCACCTGATGTTGTTGCACCAGATCCTGATTCATTGGATGGCATTGTGATTGTAATAGTTGTAGCTGATGGCACAGATGTAACCATAAATTTTTTATCATTAAAATCAGCAGCTGCAAAATTAGAATTAGTTATTGAAGAAAAATTATCTAATAAAATTATATCATTCTCACCTATGCCATGAGACCCACTAAAAGTTATTGTAACAACAGCTGATCCGTTAGTCGTGGTAAATGCACTTGTAAGAGTTGTTGTTGATTTAATTGGATGTATATCGTAAAATATTCCTCCTGAGTATGCATATAAAATTCTGTTAGTTCCAATAATCGCATACTTTCTACCTTTACTATTTACAAAATGATGAAGACCTCTGCCGGCACCAGTTAATTTACTCTCTCCTAATTGTCTCCAGCCACCTATTTTTTCTGGTGTGCCATATCTAAATCTAACGTTATCACAATCTATCCACTGACTTTCAGCTGTGGTTGCAGATATTTGTTTGTTGATTCCTGGTGCAAAACCTATTTTTTGTAGCATATAACCTCATTTTATTATGCCTTCACAAATGATGGAAGACCTAACATTGGCCTTTTGTCGAACCTATTCTTTTCAGCAAAAGGACCATTTACATGGTTATAATGAAGAAATACTTGCCCACAAATATTGCCTTCAAAAGGTTCTCTCCAATGCTCTAATTCACAACCACTATATACTAGCATATCGCCTACATCAAGCAAGACTTTAGTGCCTTTGGGTGCATTGGGCTTATGTATATTCTTATACTCGTCTATGACGTTGTCAGACCCCGTATCGTCGATAAATATAGGCCAGGGGTCTCCACCTAGGTTTATTGTAGTAGATATCTCACAAGAAGGTCTATCTTTGTGTCTTTTTAATTCGTCACCTTTTTTATATAATCTGGCATAAGAATATGTGGGGACTAATTGTAATCCTGTTTCTTGTTGCATCTTAGGTAACACTTTCATCAATAATGTTTCCATAACAGGATCTGCGTAATGAGAATAAGTGTTAGGTATTTGTGCATCTGTCCAAGTGCCAAACATACCATTGTCATGTATAATATTATTATCATACATAAATTTAGCTGCATCACGTTTTAACATAAAATAATTAAATATAAAATTAGCTAACTCGTAGCTTAATGCATTTTTGATTACTTGATATTTATTGAAAGCCATTTTGTATAAAATTAAAACTTACTGATATTCTCATATCATTTGATTGATTAGGTTCAACTGAGTGCCACAACCATGCAGGAAACATTAATATTCTATTTTCTTTTGGTTCTATTTTAGTTTCTCTCCATAAATGTTTAGGTGGTTGTCCTGGTTTTCTAATAGGCATATTAGATTGAATTCCATGTCTTGGATCATAAAAAGTTATTGGTCCACAATTAGGTGGTGTCTTTACATAATATACACCACTAAATAAAGAGTTTGGGTGTATGTGTGATTTATTATAACCATCTTTGTAATTAATATTAGCCCACATATTTCCAAGACGTGGTTCTCTATCTAACCACTCTTCATTAAATATTTCAAACTGCATTTTAAATAATTCATTAACCAATTGTTTATATTCAGGTCTTGTGTGCATTTCAGTTTTAGAATGCCAACCCTTTACATTTGTTTTTTTTACACCTTCATCTTCTTTAGACCAATTAATAATGTTTTTAGCTAATTGGTCCGTATCTAAATTAATGTCTTTACCGTATATAGTTGTAGGAAAAAATTGCTCTTTAATCATCTAAATGGTGTCCCTCCAAACCAAACAACAAGAGACTGTCTTACACCACGTATAACTTTATTAACTCTATGGTTTATAAAAGATGCAAAACATATTGCATGTCCTTGTTCTATTTTTTTAAATCTACCTGGCACCATTAACTCTAAGTCCCCTCCTTCAAACTCTGATGGATGGTTTAATAAAAGGGTCATAGATATTTTTCTTACTGGTGGTTCATGTTCCATAAGCACATCAGTATCCATATGCCAATCATAAAAACCACCTTCTGGATACTCTGTAAATTGAGCTTGTTCTGTTATTCTTACATTGTCAAAACCAAAATGATTTAAATTTGCTTTTTGTATAAATGTATCTAAGGTATCATATAGTTGTGGCATTTCATTAAAAGGTATCCAAGAAATAGTAGTTAGTCTTTTTTTAGTATCAACTCCACCACCTGGTGTATTCAAACCAACTTGTGCTTTTTGTGGTGGTTGTCTTCGCCCACAATCAATAACTAATTTACATTGTTGAGGAGTAAGTAATGGATTTGTTGTTTCTATAATCCAACTTTTCCATTTTGGTTCTGATATCTGTTTATTATGATACACTATGCTAGTCCTCTATTTAAAATTGGATTGTAATCTACATCACAATTTGCAGCTAAGGTTCTTCTATAACCTGGTCCATTAAAAGGATAAACACAGTGTCTCATATCATATGGAAATATAAAAAAATCTCTTTCTCTAATATCTGGTTGATAATCAATTTGAGCAAATTGACCATTAGCAGCACCTAGTATTTGTAATTTTCCATTTTGTGGATTATCAGGAGATGAATATTCTACACCAAAACTTTGTGGTAATTTTAAAATCATAACACTAGACAAACCTGTATATAAATCTCCTTGGTGCACGTGCACTGGATTGTATTCATTTTCAAACATAGTATTAACCCAAATAGAAATTAAATGTATTGAGTGACCTCTTATTTTATTCCAATCTAAATAATGTAAATAACACCCTTCAAACCATTTTAAAATATCTAATGGTAAATGATTGTGCCTGATCATTTTAGCGCTTTCTTGACCATTGTAAAATAAACTATGTTCGTTTTTAATTTTACCTACAAGTTGTTTATTTGCAGGAATTAATTTATTAAACTTAGATTCATAAATTTGGTTTAAAGTCATATAAATACTAAGAGGCACTTGATATTTAATTACGGTTTGACCTAAACTTGCAACTTTATAGTTCATCTAAATTAATTTCTTTATAGCTTTTTGTTGCCTCTACTATAGTAGGAACTTTATCATTTTTCAATACTTTAATTGGAAATTCTGTAAACCCTAATTCTAATCCTGCTAGATATCTGTTATTGCCATAAACAATTTTATATTTATCTCCATCTTCAATTGCTAGTAAGGGATTTATAATATAACCAATTTTTTTAATATGGTCTCTTACTTTTTTATAAAGAGTAGATTTTTTTTGATTATTAGGATTTAGCTCCAAGTCCCTGTTGCGAAGAAATAGTTTTTCTTTTGGTATCTTCAAGTTGTCCTCTTTCTTTTTTAATTCTTTCGATAGTCTCTAATTGACCTAATACATTGAATACTTCTGGTTGGCTAGAGCCAGGAGTTAAAGTATTTTTTCTATTAATCATTATTTTATGATATGACTCTAATTGGTGGGCATTAACATTTTTTGTATCAAAAGTACCATCGTTAGTTTCGTTTTTAATTTTAGACCATAGCTTAATTTCTCTCATTCTATCTTTAGCTGTAAGTTCCATAGAAGCTCTATTATATAGTTTTTCGTCTAAGTCTATTTGATAACATTCTTTTTTATATTCATCTGTTTCTTTTTCTAATTTTTTTTCTAACCATTTAATTTTTGCATCATTTCTTCTATATTCAAAAGACATGGCCATTAAATTTTCAAGATAAACATTTTGTTCTCTAACACACTGCCAATATTTTGCAGCGTTAGTTGGATATTTCATATCACTTAAAACTGAAAATCTCATTTCAGTTTCAGTTCTATATATTTGTTTTTTAGTCCAAGTGTCTCTTAATTCTTCAATCATACCTTTAAAATCACTAACATCACTTGGATCTAATAGGTTATGTAAGTTGTCCGATTCTTTATCGACAAGTTCTTTTATATTTCTTTTTTCTGTCATAAAATCCTTTCACTAATTAATATATACTTTCTTTAAGATAAGTCAATGTTAAGCGATGGTAACAGTTTGTGTAGCAGCAGCTGCTCCTGTCCATAATTCTGTTACTTCAGTATTTTGATCTCCTCCACTATTATCATAGCCTCCAGCTACAAATCCATTAGCTCCGGTTCCACTACCACATGCATTAGCTCTTTGTGTGCTTAGATTAGCAATAACAGTCCAACACGTGCCATCCCATTGTTCGTTAGGAGCTACTGTAGGCCAACTAGTAGCAGCACATAAAGCGCTAGTTTGAGATGAAAAACTACCAGCCATTCCTGATGGAGTTGCATTATTTAATGAATTAACTACTGACCAAGAACTTCCATTCCAACTAACAGTAGCAGCAGTTGGTGAGTCGTTTCCACCATAAAGAATAAATGCATCTTGTGCACTACCAGATCCTCCAGCATTTTGTCTTGCTGCTGGCATTGAAGTAATAGCGGTCATACAAGTTCCATCGTAAGTATAAGCATCAGCTAATTGTGAAAAACTCGGACTTGCTCCATAACCTCCAGCGATAATACCAGCTGTCTGTGTTCCAGTGCCTCTCGCAGAAACTGCGTTTTTTACTAAAGTTCCTGGAGATGTAGTCCAGTTGGTACCATCATATTCATTAATAGTATTATAAGTTGTTGAGGGACCATTTTGTCCTCCAGCAAAAACAGCAGCTGTTTGCGTTCCAAAACCAACTCTTGAAAATCCACTTACTGGACCTGCATTACCTGTGCTCCAATTAGTTCCGTCCCACTCTGATGTTTGATTAATATGAGCTACAGAACTAACACCACCGTTTGTCACTGCTGCAGTATAGCTTCCTGTGGATTGAAAAGCTCTAAGAACAGTTCCCGTCATGTTGTTTCCGCTTGTCCATGTTCCAGGAGCAAAGCCTCTTACTTTAAATACATGTGAAGTTGAATTATACCAAGCCTCTCCTAAAATTGGATTACTAGGATCAGAGGCTCTAATTGGTATATTGTTTCCGTGTATGTCTTTGTACGTTGCCATAATTTTTTAAGTTGCCGTAATTGTTTTTGTTGCTACTCCTATTCCAGCCCATTCTTCAGTTGTGGCATTAATAGGAGGTGGTCCACTTCCAGCGAAGAAACCATTAGCATTAGTTAGTCCACTTGCAGCACCTCCTCCTCTTGCATTACTTAACTGACCAGGACTTATAGTAAAACTATTGCCATCATATAATTCTGTGCTATTAGGTGCTAATGGAGCACTTGGTGGTTGACCTCCTCCAACTTTTACACCTGCTGTTTGAATCCCAAAACCATCTCCATATTGAACTTTTGTATTACAATTGTTTGTATTCGACCAAGAAACATCATTCCATTCATAAGCTGTCACGATTTGAGTTGTGGGACCTCCGGTATAACCACCGTATCCAAGAGCCGCGGCTCCTGTACCAAGTCCTCCACCAGAATAAGCTGTGGCTGTTGGAGTAGCTGGTGAATTTGACCATGTTGTTCCATCATAGATAGCTGCAAAGGTACTTATATTAGGTGATGAATCGAAACCACCCCAATAAATTGCATCTGTAAGTGAACCTACAGCATGTCCTGTATAAATATTAGTCGGGAAAGAACCACCACCTGTCCAAGAACTTCCATCCCATTCTTCTGTTCCTGTGTAGGGATACCCTACAACTTGACCAGCAGCGGATGAACTATCACCCCACCATGATCTTTGAGTTGAACTATTAGAGGGACTTGTTTTAGTAGTCCATGATGTTCCATTGTATTGTTCTACTGCTGTGGGACTAGTTCCACCAATCAAACCATCGTTCACACCTGCACCAGCTCCACCATAAAAACCACCTCTACCAGTATTCATTGTTCCACCAGTAGACCAAGCAACTGCTGCGTTGTATGCTTGAACTTTACCAACTTTTGATGGTGCATTATACCATACTTGTCCCTCCGTTAAATTAGCGGGATCTGATGAAAAATATTGTACCTTTTGTCCAAATATATCGTAATAAGTTGCCACTTATTATTCCTCCAATGTTATATCTACTGGTCTATCGCCTATTCTTTCAATTTTTTGCTGAGATGTTTCACCCTCAACATTATTGTTATCCCAAGCAGTTTGTGCAGTTTGTACTTCTGTATCAACAATTGCTTGTGCTTCAGATAAAGTTTTGTGAGTGCCAGCGACTCCAGCTACCCATCTGTTAGCATCTTGATTGTGAGCAGGTACTCTCCACACATTACCAGGAAAACCTCTTAATGCAAGTTTTCTAGAATCATCTGCTGTAATAAAACCTTTGCCCCAGTTTTCAGCTACGCAGTATTGATATGTTTTATGTGCCATAGTTTATCCTCCTTAATTTTTAACTCGTTGTAATAGTTTGTGTTTCTTGTATGTTACCCCCAGTAAATTCAAAAACATTCGCATTAATAGCTGTTGAGTATCCACCTACAACTAAACCAGCAGCACCTGTTCCTCCATCATTACTTGCTGGATCTCTTGTTGCTGTTGGACAAGCAGTTGAAGAACTAAATGAAGTCCCATCCCACTCTTCTGTAATACTCACTGGGTTAACAGTTGCAGTTTCTCCACAAGTTACAAATCCTGCACTAGATGACGTAGCCATAGCTCCTCCACACCCTCTTCTGCCATCACCACTTAAAGAAGTGCCTGATGTCCAATTAGTTCCATCATAAACTAGTGATGTGGTTAAATTACCGGGACCTCCAGCAACACAATACATATCAGTTTGAAGATTAGCACCAGATGTTCCGTTTCCTCCATCTCTTGGCATTAATGTTACGGTTGACCAAGCTGTTCCATTATATTCTTCAGTGTCATCAAAATAAACGCCAGGACCAGATCCTCCAGCAATGACTGCTGCGTTCTGTGTCCCTCCACCAAAAGTTCCATAACGAGCAGTAGCTATAACACCTCCAGCTGTCCAGTTTGTTCCATCCCATTCCTCTACTGTTGTTATACCAGTAGAAGGTGGAAAAGTTCCTGATCCAGCTAAAAGAGCTAAACTTTGAGTGCCTAACATATCTGCAAGTCTTCTACCTGTTCCTAAATTGTTTGTTGCAGTCCAAGATGAGCCATCATATGAATAACTATTGTTATTGTTATAAGTGCTTGGTGATTGACCTCCAGCTACTATTGTTGCAGTTTGAATTCCTGCTTGTCCTGCATATTGTCTTGCTGCTGGTAAAGATCCTCCAGTAGCAAAAGCTGCGGCACCTGTTTTTGCTATTATTTTTAAATTATTATTGGCACTATCATACCAAATCTGACCTTCAATTGTACCTGTGCTACTTGCCAGAGACTGGACAGCCTCTCCAAAAATTGCTCTGTACTCAGCCATTATTTAACCTTTAACAACCAACCTTGTGTTCCGTCTGTATACACTAAAGTATTAGCTGCTCTTTCTGTAGACACAGTTAAATCTGCTGCTGTCCCTTGTATTTTTTCTGAATTTCTTCCGATTGTTAAATTATTAGAATCAAAAGTTCCTGCATAATCTATAAATGAAACTTCATCACCTATGCTTGGTGATGATGGTAAAGTCATTGTAAACGCTGAACTTGTTGTATCTACAAAATATCCTTCGCCTGCAGCAGCTGTAAATGCAGAAGTTTTAACTGCCTGCCAAGAAGTACCTGCAGCTGAGAACGATAATTGTCCAACACCCGATGCTCCTGAACCTGATACTGAATCTACTTTTAAAAATGTTCCTGCTGTAACATTTCCTGTTGGAAATTTTAACTCATAACTTTGTCCACTACTGTGTGCAGGACTGGTTAGCTTAATCCCATGCGAATTAGCCTCACAATTGAGCTGAATTGAACCTGGATTATCGGCACCAAGAACTTCAACTAAACCTGTTCCTTTAGGTCCAACTTTTAAATTTATATTAGAATCTCCACCCGTTGCTTGAATAGATGGTGAGCCACTAGTAGCAGCGTTTGTTATATCTATTTGGTTTACTGCAGAAGAAGTTGTTTGAAATACTATTTGTTCGTTTCCATTCTCATCATTAATTCCATGCGCATCATCAAATGCTATGTTAAAACTATTAGTATCTAAGTCACCACCTAATTGTGGTGATGTATCGTCAACAACATCTCCACCTGTTTGTATTTCTATAATATCAGGATTTGTGCTATCGTTTGCAGCAGCAAATACTATTTTAGTTGTTTTTTGTGTTGCTGAAAAAGTAAATGTTGAACCAGATCCTGATGCATATTTAAATTGAACTGTATATGCTCCTGAAGTTGAGTTTCTTAAAATATAAAAAGTTTGAACATCTAAAGGTATTGTTACAATTTGATTTCCAGTAATCGTTCCTGTAAAATCAATCATTCTATGTGCAAGTTCTGCACCTGTTGATCCATCACTAACAGCTAAAGCAGTTGTTTGTGCACCACCTGCTATTGATTTTGATATAAAACCACCAGATATTTGTTCTAGAAGTTGTAAATTTGTATTAGTTTTTGTCCCCCATGTACCGGCGTTTTCACCAGTTGCCTGAAGTTCAACACCTAAAGGTGTAAATGTTGATGCCATAAATTTTATCTCCTATGCAGCGTCACTATAACTTGTATTTGATCCAGTTGCAACATCCGAATATGTATCATTCGATCCAGTTGAAACATTACTATAAGATGTATTTGAACCAGTGTCAACATCTCCATATGCAAATATATTTACGGATCCTATACTAAATGATGCAGATTGACCAGTTAATCCAACCTGAATATCAGCTAAAGATATTGATCCAACACTAGCACTAAATGATTGACCCGATATTCCTAAAGTCATATCATTAGGATCTAAGACTCCTACACTAGCTGTTGCCGATAACCCTGTAGGTTGAGCTACAGCTCCACCTAATCCTACAATCGAACCTAAATTAAATGTAGCTGATACACCTGATATTATTGCTGTGTTGTTTGGTGCAACTGCTGTTCCAAGAGATGCAGACATTGAAAATCCTGTGACATCAACTTGGTTACTAGAAGAGCCTGTTGCAGTTCCTTGAGCAGAAGTTATTGATAGACCAGAAAGAATAGCTGTTGCATTCGGTAATGTTACAGTTCCTTGACTTGCTGTAAATGATTGACCGCTTAAACCTACGACCTGATCAGCTACTGATACAGATCCTATTGAGAAAGAAGCTGAAACACCAGACATTGAAACATTAGCATCTGCTTCTACTGCTAACGATCCAATACTAAATGATGCAGAAATACCTGATGGTTGTACGACTGCAGAACCTATTCCAGAAGCTGTAGTAGTTGCAGCTGAAAACGATACACCTGATACAGAAACATCTGCACCAAGACCAATGTCTGCTGCAAATTCACCCCATGCACCACGGCCATAAGCATTGTTGCCCCAACCTTCTATACCTAAATTTGATTCTATTTCAAAACCTGTAACACTAATTGTTACATCGT